ATGGCTAAGGCGCTCGAATGGCTTGGCCCTGATGGCTGCCGCGCGGTGGCGCTGCAAATGCTCCAGGGCGTGGACACGCGCGGGTGCAAGGGATCGCTGATCGCCTCGCACTGCCCGTTCCATGTCGAGAGCACTCCCGGCGGCGCGTTCCACTACGACTACGCCAAGGACTCCGGCAGCTGCTTCTCCTGCGGCGAGCATGGCGACCTGATCCACATCTTCAACCGCTTGGCCGGCCGCGACGGCGACGACGATGACGGCTTCCGCGAGTTCCGCGACCGTTTCGCGCCCAGCGCGGAACTCGGCCAGCGGCAGGCGGCTCCGCGCGTTCCCGCGCCGCGTCCGGAGTGGACGCCCCGCATGGTCCGGCCTGCCGTGGATTCCTGGCTGGAGCGCGCCGAAAAGCTCGTGTCCACCTGCTCCGATAGGCTCATGCAGTCCCCGGATCTGCGCACCATGCTCGCTCGCTGGTCCATCGAAGTGGACACGGCGCGACTGTGCCGCCTGGGTTGGCTACCCACGGACAAGTACTCGCCGCGGGAGTCCTGGGGCCTGCCCACGGAGCTGCGCAAGGACGGCAAGCCCAAGCGCTTCTGGATTCCGCAGGGGCTGGTGCTGCCTTACGTGCTCGACGGCAAGGTCGTGGCCGTGAAGATCCGCAGACCGAATCCGGAGCAGCGCCCAGGCGGAAAGCCTGGCCTGCGCTACATGGGCCTGGAGGGCGGCATGCCCGTGCTCTACCTCTATGGCAACCCGGCCTGGCGCATCTGGTTCGTGGTCGAAACCGAGCGCGACGGCGTGCTCGGCTGGCAGATCGGCCGCAAGTACCGCATCGGCGTGGTGGCCACCGGCTCGGCCACGGCCAGGCCGGACACGCGCACGCACGGGGTCCTGACCCGCGCCGACTGCATCGCCTGCGCCCTGGACACGGACAAGGCCGGCGCAACAAATCGCCACTTCTGGCACACCAACTACCCGCAGACCGTGCGCACGCCTGTCCCGGCCCGCCTGGGCAAGGACCTGGGCGACCTTGGCGACCTGGAAAAGGGCGGAAGCGCGGCCCTCGTGGAGGAGTTCATGCTCGAAGCCCTGCCTTTCCACGTGCGCAAGCAGGCCCTGCGCAACGCCGGCACATCGGCCCCGGTGCAGGTCCCGGCCTCCGCGCCTGTCGAAGGCAACCAGCCTAGCCAGGCCGAGCAGGCCAAGCCGGCGGAACTGCCCGAAGGTGTCCGTGCTCTCCTTGACGCCCTGCGCAAGTGCCGCCGCGCCGCTGCAGTGGCCACGGACGAGCACATCGGCGTGGAAGGCTGCGACGACTGCCCCAGGCGCGGGACGTGCGACATCCTCGCGACCGGCTCTCAGATCCTCATGAACGACGACGCCGTCCTCGACTACGTGGCGGCCCAGCCTGAAGGGAGACTGCGCGGATGAGCGATGAGATCAAGGTGCTCAAAAACCGCTTTGCGGTGTTCAATCATCTACGAACCCAGGGCTACGGCGTCGCGCGCGGTACGGTCTACAAATATTGCGACGAGGGCCTGCTCAAGCCGACGGCTCCAGGCGGAGGCTGGCTCGTGCGCGCCGTGGAGAACTACGCGAGCGCCCAGTGGCCGCGCAAGGCGGACGCCCCGGCCAAGCCGGCCAAGTCCGTCCAGGGCAACCTCGACGAGGCGACCGTGGCCGAGGAGCGCCAGCGGGCCGAAACCGAACTCAAGCGTGTAACGACCGAGCGCCAACGCCTCAAGCTCCATGCCGAGCGCGGCCAGACCGTGCCGCGCGAGATCGTCGAGCGCGACCTGGCCCTGCGCGCCCAGGCTTTCCGCTACGGCCTGGAAAACTTCATCCACGACGCCCTGGGCGAGATCGCGGCCATGTTCGGCGGCGAGGAGCGCACGGCGCGCGAGATCGTGCGTCTGGTGGGCGGCGACGAGTCCAAGGCCGGCGAGATCGTGCGCCGCGTGCAGCAGCGCGAGCCGGAGCTGGTGGCCATGTGGGTGGATCAGGTGGAGCGGTTCCTGGAGCCGTATGCCGAGGGCTCCTGGTGGGACGACGAGCTGGCCAGGGTCATGGAGACCGCACCGAAGACAGACGACGGAGGAGTGGATGCAGGCTCAGACAGTGGCGAGTAGCGCGCCATTCGGATTCTATACCGGGGAGATCGAGGTCTTCCGCCGTCGCCCGCGCGCGGGCAGCGCCGAATGGGCCAGCCGGCACATGCACATTCTCGCCGGACGCTACCGTGGCCAGCGCTGGCAGCCGGACGTGCTGCCCTACGCGCGCGGCATAATGGATGCCTGGGACGCGCCATGGGTACGCAAGATCTTCTTCATCGCGCCCAGCCGCTCGGGCAAGACCACCGTGGCCTACTCCTGCCTGCTGGCGGCCATGGATCGCCGTCCGGCCCCGGCGGGCGTGGGCATGCCCGACCAGGACGCCGTGGAGCGCAAGTTCGAGACGGCCATCATCCCGCACATCCAGGCCTCGCCGCGGCTAAGAAAAAAGATCGCCGCCGGTCGCTACGCCCTGCAGAAGACCGAGGTCCGCTGGCAGGACGGCTCGACCATCTACGGCATGTGGGCCGGAAGCGAATCGCGCATGTCCTCCGTGCCCATGGAGTACCTGCTCATCGATGAGGAGGACGCCTACGCGGACAAGATCGCCGTGGGCACCATGGAGGAGCGCTGCGGCGACTACCCGCACACGCACAAGATCTTCCGCTTCAGCAAGGTGCGCGGCGCGGAATCGGACGACGCGGACAAGGCCGAGGGCACCATCTGGCGCGACATGCACCGCCAAGCCCAGGTCATTCACCACTACGAGGCCGAGTGCCCGTCCTGCCGCACGCGCCAGCGCATGGAGTTCGAGCACATCAAGGTTCCGGACGGCGAGCGCGATCCGGGCCGGATCTACGGCGAGCGCCTGGCCTGGTACGAGTGCCCGCATTGCGGCTACCACTGGACCGACCACATCCGCGACCGCGCCCTGGCCATGGGCGGCTGGGCACCGGACAAGCAAGTGGACCGACCGGCCGTTGTCGGCTTCCGTCTGCGCTCCTGGGAGCTGCCGCTTGTGAGCCTGTCCAAAGTCATGGCCGACTGGTTCGGCGCGCTCGGCTCCCCCCACAAGATGCAGCTCTGGGACAACGCCCACGCCAGCAAGCCCTACAAGGTCGTGGTGCAGGAAACGAACGAGCAGCGCATCGCGCGCCTCGTCTCGCCAGCCGTAGAGCAGCTCACGGCCCCGGCCTGGACCGTGGCCCTGACCCTGTCGACGGACATGCAGATGCGCGATCTGCGCTACTCGGTCGCAGCTCATGGGGTGAATCCGGATCGCCTGGCCATCATCGACTATGGCACGGCCCCGGACTTCGAAGCCCTGCGCCGGCTCGTCTTCGAATCGAGCTACCGCCTGCAGGGCACGGACACGGATCTGCACATCTGGCGCGCGGCCGTGGACACGGGCGGCACGACCCACGAGGGCGACGACGAGAGCCGCACCATGCAGGCCTACAACTGGCTGCTCGACCAGCGCCATGACGTGATCACCGGCACCAAGGGCATGAGCCGCAAGACGCCCGGCGTGTACGTCAAGCCGTCGCTCATCGAGGCCACGGCCAGCGGCAAGAAGCTCAAGCACGGCCTGCGCCTGCACCACATCGATGTCGATGCGTTCAAGGCTATCTGGTTCAACCGCCTGGAGCAGAGCGTGCTCCAGCTCGACGGCCAACTGAAGCAGCCGTTCGAGGAAACGGTCGAGTTCCACGCCGACACCGACGCGGCCTACCTGCGCGAGATCACGGCCGAGCGCCTCGTCCAGGGCAAGAACGGCCGGCAGGAATGGAAGCGCTTCCGCGCCAACCACTGGCTAGACTGCGCCGTGCTGCACTTGGCCATGGTGCATTTCCAGTGGGCTCCGAGCCTGCGCGCGCTCGCCGCGCACATCCTGTCCGCGCGCAACCCGGCGCCCAAGATCGAGAAGAAGACGGCAGCCAATCCCTACACCAACGGGATCAGCGTATTCGGAGGTGGACGATGAGAAAGGAAGTCCTGGTGACCGTGGCCCTGGCCAAGCGCAAGGCCGAGCAGGGAGTGGACTATTCGTCGCGATTCGGAGCCGTGTGCCCGGAATGCGGCCGGACCAAGATGCGAGTCTACCACACCTGGCCTTGGCGGAAAGGCGTGCGTGTCCGCGATCACAAGTGCGACAACCCGGAGTGCCTCGTGTGCGTCCTGGGGCTGACGATCAAGAGCACGCAGCGGGATTCGGAGGCTGTAAGCGCATGACCCAAAACCGCGTTGAAAACGACCCAATCCGGCCTCGCAAAATTACGACGCTTTGTGTCAAAAGCGACGCAAAGACCGTAAAAATTGAACTTTACCCAGCCGAACAATGGAATGACAGGCCAGGGGCGGAGCCAGGAAAGTACAGACTCAAGGTCGGTCGGGCCTGGGAGATGAGCCTTGGCAAGTATTCGTTCTATACATGGAAAGGTGTGCAGGAATTTTTTGAACGTACTGTGCAGTCTTGCACGCTAAGGCAAATGGAAAGCACTTGTTCAGTTGCTGATATGCCAGCACAGCCGATGGCAAAACATGCTTTGGTTGAGGCTCCAGACCCCATGCGCAACCTGACATATGCCGTGCGCACCATGACACGCTCGTTCCAAGGCCTCGACGGCGAATGGTATGTTTTTGTCATGGGTCAAGATGAACCAGTGCCAGTGTCCTCTTTGGTTGTTTTGCAAGCATCCACGCGGGTTCCGTAGCTGGTGGCACGTTAATTCATACGTTGCTAGCTCTAGCAATTTGCTAGCGCTAGCAACGACACCCTTCCGCACATCTTATCGCCTGTCGTATCTCCAGGGTGAACATTTGAAGGAAAACACACCCTGGAGCGTCGATGGCATCCCTAGCCGAGCTTCAAGCCGATCTAGCCAAATACAAGGCCGCCCGTGACGCTGCCTTGCTCGGGCAGTCCTATGAGGTCACTGGCCGCAAGCTGACGCGCGCCAACCTCCGGGACATCAACGAGGCTATCGCGGGGCTTGAACAGCGCATCGCCATCGCCCAGTCTGGCGGCATTAGCACCAGCACGGTAACCTTCGGGGGCTGGCGTGGGCAGTAGGGTTTACGACCTCGTCAGCCGCGCCGTTGCGCAGGTGCTCGCGGTCCGCTCCCCGGCGGCTGCGGCCAACTACCTGAGCCAGCGCCAGGCTTTCCTCGCCTACCAGGCCGCTCAGCGCGACGGTCCCAACCGCGCTTGGCGCGGCAGCAGGCGCAGCGGCGACGCCGATCTGCGCCGGGACGCCTCTCTGGTCACTGCTCGCGCCCGCGACCTGGCCACGAACAATTCCTACATTCGCGGGGCCATCCGCAAGATCTGCGACAACTGCGTGCGCGCCGGCATCAAGCCGCAGTCGCAGCTCAGGCGCGGCGACGGCAAGCCGGACGAATCCCTGAGCAAGTCCCTGGAAAAGCGCTTCACGCGCTGGGCCAGGCGCAAGCACGCCAGCGTCGAAGGCCACGACTCGTTTTGGGCCATGCAGCGCCACGTGCTGCGCGCGGTCTGGGTGGACGGCGAGATCCTCGTGCGCCGCGTGTGGGTCAATACCAAGCGCGTGGCTCCATTCAGGCTGGAGCTGATCGAGTGCGACCAGCTCGACAGCCTCGTGGACGGCAAGCTGGCCAACGGCAACAAGGCCGTGCGCGGCATCGAGTTCGGCCCGGACAACCGGCCCGTGGCCTACCACATCCTGGAAGAACACCCCGGCGGATTCATGGCCGGGCTGCCCAAATCCGTGCGCGTATCTGCCGAGGACATCATCCACGTCTACGACAAGGAGCGCGTGTCCCAGACCCGTGCCGTGTCCTGGTTCGCGTCCATCATCATGGAGACCCGCGACCTGTCCGAGTACCAGGCCTTCGAGCGCATCGCCAACCGGCTCGCCTCGGCCTTCGGCCTGTTCCTGACCAGCCCGTATCCAGAGGTCCTGTCCGGAAACGGCCTGGGTGTGGTCGAAAACAAAACCACCTACGATGAAGTGCCGGAGTTCGTGAACCCTGGCCAGATCACCAGGCTGCCCACTGGAACCAAGATCGAGGCCGTGGCCAACCCGCGCTCTGGCGCGACCTTCGAGCCCTACGTCAAGTCGAGCCTCAAGGGCATCGCCGCCGGCGTCGGCGTGGCCTACCACTCCCTGTCCCAGGACTATGCCGAGACGAACTACTCCGGCGGCCGCTCGGCCGCGCTGGAAGAGCGCCTGACCTACAAGGGCATGCAGGGTTTCCTGGAAGAGAAGTTTCTGGCCCGCGTGTGGGAGTGGTTCCTGGAGGCCGAAGCACTGGCCGGCGAGATCGCCATGCCCGGCTACCTGGCCGACCCGGAAGCATACGCCGAGGCCGTGCAGTGGCAAAAGCCGGGCTGGACCTGGGTAGATCCGGCCAAGGACGCCACGGCCGACGAAAAGCGGCTGGCCATGGGCGTGACCACTCGCCGCCGCATTGCAGCCCAGCAGGGCGATGACATCGACGAACTGGTGGATGAGCTGGCCGAGGAAGAGCAGACGCTGCGCGCCAAGGGCCTGGGGCATCTCCTGGAGCCGGCCAAGTCCGCTCCGGTCGAGCCAGTGAAGGAGGAAGACGATGCTTAAGCCCAAGTTCGGCGAGTGCCTGCAGGATTGGTTATCGCGCGCCCTGGCTGGCGGCATGACCATGTCCGAGGCCTCGGCCGTCTGGAACAAGACTTACGGCCTGGCCGCCAACGAAAAGGGCGTCGTCGCCCTGGCTGGTCCTGCCACGATCACCCTGGCCGAGGGCGGAGAGGACAAGCCGTCCCGCTTCGAGATCCTGGCCAACACCGGGAAGATCATCGACTTCGGCTGGTATCGCTTCGTGATCCAGCTCTCGGGCGTGCGCGCCAACTCGAAGTTTCCTGCGCTTTTGCAGCATCGCGTTGATCAGATCGTCGGCACGGCCGACGAGTACAGCGCCGACGATAACGGCCTGTACGTCAAGGGCGCGTTCAGCTCGGTCACCGACTACGCCTCCCAGGTCCTTGGCCTCGCCCGCGAGGGCTTCCCCTGGCAGGCGAGCATCCAGATCAGCGCCAAGGTAATCCGCGAACTCGCCGCTGGCGAGACCTACACCGTGAACGGTCGGACCGTCGAGGGACCACTGGAGATCTGGACCGAGTCCGAAATGGGCGAGGTCAGCTTCGTGGCTTTCGGAGCCGATCCAGATACTGCGGCCGTCGCCATGAGTGCGATGCCGGGCTCTAACAACCTTCAAGACGAGGAAAGCATCATGAAGATCCTCAAGTTGGCCCGGCGGCTCCTCAACCTCGCCGCCGGAACCTCCGATGCCGATGTGCTCAAGCACCTCGGCTTGGCCGCCGGCGCGACCGATGAGCAGGTCGAAGCCGCCCTGGAAGTGAAACTGGCCGAGAAGGCTGAGACTTCCCAGCCCGGTCAGGCTCCTGCCGCGCAGCAGGCCGGCGACGCCATGGCCAAGGCAATCAAGGTCGCCCTGGCCGAACTAAGGGCCGAGGATGCCGAAGCGCGCAAGACCATCACCCAGCTATGCGACACGTACAAGTGCGGCGATCTCAAGACAGCCCTGCTCTCCGAGGGCGTCTCCGTCGAGACCGCCCGCGAGCGCATCATGGCGCACCTGGCAAGCGGCTCCCGCCCGCTTGGCGGCATCGTGAGCATGGGCACGACCGACACGGCCAAGCTGCGCAAGGCCATCGTGGACGGCCTGTGCTTGCAGTCCGGCGTCAAGATCGCCAAGCCGGTCGATGGCCACGAGGAGTTCCGCGGCATGACCCTCTCGGGCCTGGCCGCCTTCATCCTCTCGCGCCAGGGCGTCAACGTGTTCACCATGAGCAAGAGCCAGATCGCCGACAAGGTCTTCTCCCTGTCCGGCATCGGCGGCACGTCCGTCTCAGACTTCGCCAGCATCTTCCGGGACGTGGCCGGCAAGAAGCTGCAGGCCGCCTACATGGAAGCCCCGGCCACCTGGCGCCCCTGGGTCAACGTGATCCCGGCTCCCGACTTCAAGACCATCTACGGCGTTTCCCTGTCCGAGGCCCCGAGCCTGGAGCTCATCGGCGAAAACGGCGAATACCGCACCGGCAACTTCAAGGACAGGCAGGAAACCTACTCCGTGGCCACCTACGGCAAGATCGTCCGCCTGACTCGGCAGATGATCGTCAACGACGACCTGCGCGCCTTCACGCGCATCCCGCAGCTCTTCGGCGCGGCCGCCCGGCGCAAGGAAGCCGACATCGTCTACAACCTGCTCCTGGCCAACCCGACCATGAGCGACAGCGTGGCTCTTTTCCATGCCGACCACGGCAACCTGGAGGCCGCGAGCAAGGGCGAAATCGACTCGGACAAGCTGTCCCTGGCCCGCGCGGCCATGCGCAAGCAGAAGGGCATCAACGGCTCGCTCATCGACGTGAACCCGCGCTATGTGCTCGTTCCCGTGGCCCAGCAGACCAAGACCGAAATCCTCATCCGCTCCGTGACCCTGCCCGTGGCCAACCAGCCGGCCGGAACCATGAACCCGTGGCAGGACCTGATCCCCATCGCAGAGCCGCGTCTGGACGCCAATTCGACCAAGGCCTGGTATCTGACCGGCGATCCGAACCAGGTGGACACCATCGAGGTTGCCTACCTGGACGGCAACGAGCAGCCCTACATGGCCGAGCACGAGGAGTTCTCGACCGACGCCATCGGCATGAAGGTTCGCCACGACATCGGCGCGGGCGTCATGGACCACGTGGGCTTCTACAAGAACCCCGGCCAGTAGGCCCAGGCGCAAGCGCAGCAACTCACTAAGGAGAACGAAGTCATGGCTACGAATCATGTTCAGGAAGGCAAGGTCATCAACTGGGTCAACGGCACTGGCGCGGCGATCGCGTCCGGCGCCGTGGTCGTGTTGGGCCGGATCATCGGCATCGCCCTGGCGGCCATCGCCAATGGCCTGTCCGGGTCCGTTGCTCTCGGCGAGGTCTGGACGCTCCCGGCCATCAACACGGCAGCTTTTGTCTTGGGTGCAGACCTGTACTGGGACGTCGCAACCGGCAAGCTCACCGATGTGCCCGGCCCGGTCTACGCCGGCATGTGCACCAAAGCCAAAGCCGAAACCGGCACGGAAGCCGAGGTCAAGTTGGCCGGGCCCATGCTCGGAGCCGGCCTCATCATCGCGGCCGGCCTCCACACCACGGCCGGCGGCGCTGCAACCGAGTCCATCACCCTGGCCGGCGTCGTGGCCACGGACGTGGCCGTGGTGCAGCTGCACACGGCCGGCGCCGTGGCGCGCACCGTCTCCAGCGTCAACTCCGGCGCTGGCAAAATCGACGTCATCTTCTCCGGCGACCCGGCCGCTGACCACAAGGTCAACTACATCGTGATCCGGCCCTTCGCCTAAGTTTCGCTGCCTCACCCCACTCGCAGGCCTCGGGGTTGCTCCGCCCCGAGGCCCCGCGAAAGCCTGGGAACCTCCCAGGCTTTCGCGGCAAGCAAGCAAAATGGAAGGCAGCGATGACAGCGATCGAGATTTCACTGGCCGGGCTCGTACTGACGCTGGTCTCGTTCATCCTGGGCCGGGAATGGACGAGCAAGCAGCTGCGCAAGGAATTCAGTGAGCAGCTCAAGAAGTTCGTCCCCATGAGCGATTGTCAGCTGAAGTACGCGGCGGCGTGCAAGGACATCGCCTCTTTGAACGTGGAGATCCAGGAAGTGCGCGAGGAGCGCGACGACGACATGCGGGCCATCAAGGAAGACAACCGCATCATGTTCCGCATGCTGCGCGCCCTGGTCGCTCATAGCGATATGCCCAATGACATCAAGGCGCAGATCCTCAACGAGCGGGGTGAGAAATGACCGGAACCCAAGCATTCGCTCTCGCGCTCGACTTCGTGCTCGCCCACGAGGGCGGCTACGTGCACGACCCGCGCGACCCAGGCGGCGAGACCAACTTCGGCATCAGCAAGCGGGCCTATCCCGACATGGACATCAAGGCGCTTACTCGCGAGCAGGCCTCCGAGATCTACCACCGGGACTACTGGGCCAAGATCGGCGGGGACGTTCTGCCCAACCGGCTGGCGGCCCTCGTGTTCGACATGGCGGTCAATGCCGGAATCGGCCGTGCCGTCAAGATCCTGCAGCGCTCGCTCAACATGGCCTTCGACGCGGGGCTTGCAGAGGACGGTGTGTACGGCCCGGCCACGGCCCGCGCCATGAACAGCCTGCGCCTGCAAATGTCCGACGAGTCGCGCCTGTGCGACCGCTACATCGTGGAGCGCTGCCGCTACTACCTGACCATCTGCGAGACCAAGCCGGACCTGCGTGCTTTCATGCGCGGCTGGCTAAATCGTGTGCTTGCTATCGACGACTACGTGCGGAGGACAATCGCATGAGCTGGAAGGATGTCGGCAAGGTCGTGGCCAAGGCCGCGCCCGTGCTGGGCGGCGTGCTGGGCGGGCCTATCGGCGCAGTAGCCGGCGCGGCCGGCGAGCTGATCGCTTCTTTCTTCGGCGTGGATTCCACGCCCGAGGCAATCGAAAAGCACCTGTCCGCCAACCCCGAGGCCCTGCTCAAGCTCAAGGAGCTGGAGCTGCGCAACCAGGAGATGCTCCTGGCCTGGCGCGGCAAGCAGCTCGAGCACGAGCAGAAGATGGCCGAGCTGGAGATCGAGGACCGTGATTCGGCCCGCAAGCGCGACATGTCCAAAGGCCGCAACGTGCGCGGCGACGTACTGGCCTTCGTGGCTATCGGCGGGCTCGTGGCGCTCATCCTCACGCTGTTGTTCGTGCAGTTGGAAGACGGCCCGGCCCGTGACGTGCTGCTCATCCTGGCCGGCGGCCTGGTGACCATCGTCAAGGACGTCTACGGGTTTGAGTTTGGCAGCTCCCGCGGCTCCAAGGAAAAGGACGTCATGCTGGCCGGCGCGGTGCCGACTGTCGCGAGGTCTAAGTGAGCGGTCCCCACAAGTCCGGCCTGAACATCCGCATCGTGTCGCCCACGGCCTCCGAGCTTGTGAGCTTGATGCAGCTCTACAGCAAGAAGCGGGCGAACAAGTACATCGTGCAGGCCTTGACCCGCACGGCGCAGAACGTGCGCACGAACATCGCGCGCAGCGTGCGCGAGACGCACAACGTGGCCTATGGCGAGGTCCTGCGTGTCCTGCGGGTCAAGAAGGCCGCCCCGAACAGCTGGTATTCCTCGGTCTGGGGTTGGGGCAAAGCGTCGATTCCGCTCTACGCGTTCAGCCCTCGGCCGAGCGATCCTCGGCCCAGCTACAAGAACCGGCCCAAGAAGGGCGTGTCCGTGCTGGTGACCAAGGCCACGGGCCGCAAGGCTCTGACCAGCCACTTTGTTGCCCGCAGCAGCAAGACCGGCCGACTCATGGTAGCCCAGCGTGCTCCTGGTGCGCAGCGCTATCCCATCCATCAGAAGTTCGGGCCTGGCATTTTCGGCATTCTCAAGTCCACGGACAAGCAGGCGTTAATCAAGCAGGAGGCTCAGCGCATCCTGGAGAACAACCTGCGCCACGGCCTGCAGCGGCTCAGGGACGGATACTAGCATGGATTTCAAAGAGCAGCTCGATGCCGATCTCGCGGCCGTGTTCCTCAACGTAAACGAGTTTGCCGAGCCCTGGACACTGACCCCGCCCGAGGGCGAGCCGATTATGGTCAACGGCATCTTCGACGCGGCTTACCAGCCCAGTGATCCGGAGTCTTCGGCCTCGGTCATGGGCTACGGCCCGGCGCTGCATGTGGCCGAGTCGGCCCTGCCCGAGCTGCCCTACGACTGGCGCGCGGTGCGGGCCAAGAACGGCCAGGCCTACACAGTCGTGGAGCCCAAGCCGGACAACCAGGGCATGGTCGTGCTTCGGCTCAGGGAGGCCAGCTAGATGCATCCGCGCGCACTCATCCGTCGCCAGGTCCAGGCCCTGCTCCTGGCGCATGCAGGCCTGGCCGCCCTGGTGGGCAACAAGGTTTTCCGCAGTCGCGTGAGCCCGCTGCCTCCGGGCCGGCTGCCGTGCGTGCTCATCTATACCGACGACGAGCCGGCCAGCCATAAGGAAACCGCGCCCAGGCGCTACACGCGCGAGCTTGCCCTGCGCGTGGAGTGCCTGGCCAGGCTCGACGAGGATCTGGATGATGCGCTCGACGCCCTGGCCGCACAGGTCGAGGACTGTCTGCTGCGCGAGGAGCTGCTCGATGCGGAAGGCGTCTCGGACCTCATGCACGACATCGAGCTGACCAACACCGAGTTGGGATTCTCGGACGCGGGTGAGCAGCTTTGCGGATCGGCCCGGCTGTCCTGGACCATCACCTACGAGACCGAGCTACCCGAGCCGTACCCGTCCGAGCTGTCGGATCTGCGTACGGTGCACACCGAATTCGACCTGGTCGACCTTGGGCCCGAGAGCGCGGATCTGCCCGACGGCACGCCCGAGGCCGTCGCCGATATTTCGCTACCGCAAGATTAGGAGGATGCCATGCCCGACACAATGTTCGTAAAACCTTCGCGCCCAGGCCTCGTCGTGCGCGATCCGGTCACCAAGGAGCCCTTGTCGCCCGAGGGCCGCGAGGTCCCGCGCAATTCGTTCTGGACTCGCCGTCTTACCGGCGGCGACGTGGTCACCGCGCCCAGGCCCGAGACCGCAACTGCTCAGCCCTCGGCCGTCCAGGCCAAGGCCGTCAGGGGGAATAAGTAATGGCCATCAGCTTCGATGCCATCCCGATCCTACGCACGCCCGGCGCCTATGTGGAGTTCAACTCCGACCGGGCGCAGCAGGGTCCGTCCGTCCAGGATTACACGGCCCTGATCATGGGCCAGAAAACGGCCGCCGGCACGGCCGGCGCGCTGGAGTTCCTGTCCATCACCAATGACCAGGACCCCGTGACCTACTTCGGCGCGGGCAGCGTCCTGGCCCAGATGTGCCTTGCCTTCCGCCAGGCCAACAAGACCACGCGCATGGTGGCCGTGGCCATGGCCGACGATGCGGCCGGCGTTGCCGCGACCGGCTCGATCACTCTGGGCGGTTCGCCCACTGCTGCCGGAACGCTCGCCGTGTGGATCGGCGGCAAGCGTGTGCGTGTCTCCGTGGCCAGCGCCCAGACTCCCGCGGCTATCGCCACGGCCCTGGCTGCAGCCATCGGCGCGGATACGTCCCTGGCCGTCACGGCTGCAGTGGACGGCACGGACACGGCCAAGGTCAACGTCACGGCCAAGAACAAGGGCGAGGCGGCCAATGAGCTGGACGTGCGGGTCAACTACTACAGCGACGAACGCCTGCCCGCCGGCCTGACGGCCACGGTCGTGGCCATGTCGGGCGGCACGGGCAACCCGGACGTGACCACGCTGATCGCTGCCATGGCCGACAGGTCCTTCAACATCGCGGCAGCGCCTTGGCTCGATGCGGCCAACCGCGCCCTGTTCAAAACCGAAATGGCAAGGCGCTGGGGGCCGCTCGTGTCTCTGGACGGCCACATCTTCGCGGCCAAGAACGCCGCATTCGCGGACCTGACGACGCTGGGCGAGACGCCCAACGATCCGCACCTGAGCATCGCCGAGGCCAACAAGTACCCCTCCGCCCCCTGGGAGGTCGCCGCCTGCCTGGCCGGCGTGGCCGCCTACTACGCCCAAATCGACCCGGCCCGGCCGCTGCAGACTTTGCCGCTCACGGGCATCCTGGCCCCGGCCGAGTCCGACCGCTTTACCCGCGAGGAGCGCGACCTGTTGCTCTACTCGGGCATCGCCACGCAGACCGTGGACGCAAGCGGCGTCGTGCGCGTGGAGCGGGCCATCACGACCTATCGCACGTCTGCGGCAGGCGCGACCGACACGGCCTACCTCGACCTGGAGACACTGCTCACGCTCAGCTATCTGCGTTTCGACTACCGCAACCTGTGGCTGCGCAAGTACCCGCGCCACAAGCTGGCCAATGACGGCACGCGCTACGGTGCTGGCCAAGCGGTCATGACGCCGAAGCTGGCCAAGGCCGAGACAATCGCCTGGTTCCGGACCATGGAGAGTCTGGGCTTGGTCGAAGGCGTGAGCCAGTTCAAGGAAGATCTGATCATCGAACGCAACGTAACCGACCCCAACCGGCTGGATGTGAAGCTGAGCCCGGATCTGGTCAACCAGCTCCGCGTCTTCGCCGCGCAGATCCAGTTCCTGCTGTAGGAGGGCATGGCAATGGCTAACAACGGACGCGCGGGCAAACTGTTCTTCAAGGTCGACGGCACTCTCTATGATGCCAAAGGCTCGTTCACCTACAATACCGGTCAGCCGAAACGCGAGGCGATTGTCGGCGCGGACGGCGTGCACGGATTCAAAGAAACTCAGCAAGCCCCGTTTATCGAGGGCGAGATCACGGACCGCGCCAGCCTCGATCTGGAGAAGTTTGTGACCATCGACGGCGCGACCGTTACGCTGGAGATGCTCAACGGCAAGGTGTTCGTGCTGCGCGAGGCCTGGTTCGCTGGCGACGGCTCCGTGACGACCGAAGAGGCGGCCATCGCCGTGCGCTTTGAAGGCATGAGCGGCGAGGAGGTCAAGTAGCATGGGCAAGGTCATCACGCTCAAGCATCCCATTCAGCAGGGATCGCAGACGATCACGGAGCTGACGTTCGAGCGCCGGCTCAAGGCCAAGGACTTCAAGGGCCTGCCCACGAGCCTTGGCTTTGACGAGATGTTCTTGCTCATCGGCCGGCTTTCTGCCCAGCCGCCCAGCGTCATCGACGAGCTGGACACCGAGGACCTCATGTCCTGCATGGAGGTCGTGAAGGGTTTTTTGCCCGGTGGCCTGCCGGCTGGAAGCAGTGGTTCGGCATCCTAGCCGAGGTCTTCGGCTTCCCGCCTTCCGAGCTGTGGGAGATGGAAGCCGACGACATCCGGTTCTGGTCCGAGCGGGCGCTGGAACGACAGGAAGCATGGAAGGGTAAGTAAGCATGGCCAAGGAATCCAAGTTCGAGTTCAAGATCGCGGCTCTCGACCAGTTCAGCCGGACTTTCGAGGCCTTCAACCAGCGCATGGATTCGGCGCTCGGTCCGGTGCGCAGGCTCCGGGCCGAGCTTGGCCAGCTCGGCGTACAGTCAGGCCTTGGCAAGCTTACGGCCTCGCTGGGCGAAGTCGGCAACCGCATGGGCAACGTCGTGGGCCAGGTCGCCGCGACCGGGGCCAAGCTCGGCGTGCTCCTTGGCGGCGCTGGCTACTTGTTCAAGACGCAACTCGTGGACGTGGCCAGCGAGTTCCAGAACTTCCGGGCCGTGCTGACCACGCTGGAGGGCGATCAGGGCAAGGCCCGCAAGTCCATGGAGTGGATTCAGGAGTTCACGGCCAAGACGCCCTACCAGCTTGCGGAGGTGACGGACGCCTTTGTGAAGCTGCGCAGCTTCGGCCTGGACCCGAAGAGCGGAATGCTCAAGACGCTCGGCGATACGGCCTCGGCCATGAACAAGCCAATCGACCAGGTCGTCGAGGCAATGTCCGATGCGGTCATGGGGGAAAACGAGCGCCTCAAGGAACTCGGCATTACGGCCAGCAAGCAAGGCGAATGGATCATCTACAACTACACGAACAAGGTTGGGAAGCAGGTCCAGAAAGCGGCTCGCGCCAGCAACCGGGATGCGATCCAAGGGACCATCGAATCCATCTGGAACGAAAAGTTTGCCGGGGCCATGGACGATCGCTCCAAGGGCTGGTCCGGCATGGTCTCCAACCTCATGGATTCGTGGACGAACTTTCGCAACATGATCATGGACGCCGGCGTGTTCGACTGGCTGCAGAACAAGCTTCGGGGCCTCCTCGACCAGATCCAGGCCATGACCGAGAGCGGCAACCTCAAGGAGTTGGCCGAGGATATTGGCAAGCGGATTGTCGCGGCCTTCGAGGCTATGGAGCAAGGCGTAAAATCCGCCTGGGCCTCCCTGCAAAAGTTCTGGAGCTTCATCGGGCCTATCGTTGATGCCCTCGGCCCCATGAACGTCATCCTCGGGACCATCGCGGCCGTGATCTTCGGGCCGCTCCTGGCCTCCATCGCGTTGCTCATCCCTGCGGTCTACGCATTGGGTGCGGCTATTATGACCACGCCCATTGGCTGGATCATCGGCGGGCTGGCGCTCGTCGGCGCGGCCGCTGTTGCTTTGTGGAAGAACTGGGACGACCTCATGAATGGAATCAAGGAAGGCATTGTCGCACTCACGGGTTGGATGCCCGACTGGCTGAAAGACAAGCTTGGCCTTTCTGGTCACATTTCCGGGTCCGTTGACGAATCTCAATCGGACAAGAACGCGTTCTATACCCAGCGCAAGATCCTCGGCCAGACGGCTGCAGGCAACATAGAGTCGGCGCGGGAGTATGACCGCCAGCAGCGCTCCATCCAGGAGACCCGCTCCCTCTCCGTACAGCGCCAGGAAGCCAAGGTCATCGTCGACGTGCGCGGCCAGCCCGGCACTCGCACGCGGGTCGAGGGCACCAAGGGCATGGATCTCGCCGTGCACAACGGCGTGACCATGTACGGGAGATAGCGCATGGAAGCCAAGGATCTCCAACCAGCATCCTTCCGGAACGTCCGCTTCCTGGTCGACAGCTCCGAGCGCAAGGGCGGTCGGCGTGCGGTAGTGCACGAGTACCCGCAGCGCGACGAGTCCTACGTGGAGGACCTGGGCCGCAAGGCCAGGACTTTCAGCGTGCGGGCCTACTTCGTGGGCGCGGATGCCAAGGAGCAGTCCGAAGCCTTTCTGGCCGCCTGTGAGGAGAAAGGCCCGGCGCGGCTGGAGCTGCCCTGGCGCACCTCGCTCATGGCCGTGTGCACCGAATTCAGCGAAGGCGTTTCCCTCAAGGAGTGGCGCTTCGTCGCTGTAGACCTGACCTTTGTGCAGGCAGGCGAGGCGCAATTCCCCATGCCCTCCCAGGCCACGCCAGAGAAGGTCGTGGAGAAGTCCAGGAGCGCCGTGGACGCTGCGCGCGAGGCCTTCGACAAAGTCTATTCCCTGGCTAAATTGGCCTCCTGGGCGCTGGAAGCCGCAGAGACGCAAAAGAATAAGATCATCGGCTTGGTGAGCGGCACACGCAAGGTCGTGGCTAATGCGGCCAGATTCACGCGCCGCGTGTCGCAGCTGCTGGACGCAAGCGGCGCGGAGTTCGCGGCCTTGGATTTGGCCCAGGAGGTCGAGGGTCTCGTCTCCGACTTGGGTGACGTGCGGCTGCGCGACTCGGATCTAGCCCGCCGCAGGCTGGAGGAGATGCTCGGCCTTGTGGAGGACTCGCCGGAGAACGGCTCCGAGCCTGCCGCGCCAGCTGCCAAACAGAGCGCCCGCAACGTGAACGCCCAAAACGACCTTTTGCGAGCCCTGGCCGCTGCCGAGGCCGCCCGCTCCTCGGCGGACGTGACGCCCGAGAGCGACGCCGACGCCGCGCGTCTGCGCGAGCTGGTGCTCGCCGTAATCGATCAGGTTTTGGACACCACGGAAGACGACGATCTTTTCGCCGCGCTCTCGGATCTGCGCGCGGCCGTGGCGCGTGACCTGTCCGCGCGCGGCAGGCTGGCCCCGCGCCTGCGAAGCGTGACGCTGCAGCAGTCCGTGCCCGCGCTCGTGCTGGCCTGGCGCGAGCAGGAAAGCCTTGAGGCCGAGGCGGACATCATCGCCCGCAACGGCATAGCGCATCCCGGCTTCCTGCCTGCCGGCGCGGCCCTGGAGGTGCTCGGTGGCTGATAGGTGCGAGCTGCTCGTGGGCGGAACAATTTTCGAGGGCTGGGAAGAGGTCTCGGTGTCGCGGCACCTGGAGACGTTGTGCGGCTCGTTTTCCTTGCGCTTGACCGACCGCTGGGCCGGGCTGTCCGAGGCCCTGCCCGTGCCTCCTGGCGCGGCCTGCGAGGTGCGCCTGGGCGGGCAGACGGTCGTGACCGGCTACGTGGACGACTGCGAGCCGAGCTTCGACGCGAACTCGCACGAGCTGACCGTGGCCGGCCGGGACCGGGCCTGCGACCTGGTGGACTGCTCGGCCCCGCACGAGCCGGGTGAGTGGACCAACATCAGCCTCGACCGCCTGGCGCGCATCCTGGCCGCGCCGTTCGGCGTGGCCGTGAGCGTCCAGACGGACGTGGGCAAGGCCTTTGACAAGATCGCCGTGGAGCCTGGCGAGTCCGCCTGGGAGACCCTGGAGCGGGCCTGCCGGCAGCGCGCGGTGCTGTGCATCTCGGATGCTGCCGGTGGAATCGTGCTGACCCGCACGGGCAGCGAGCGGGCGGCTACGGCCCTGGTCGAGGGCCAAAACATCCTGTCCGCGCGCGGCCGCTTCACCACCAAGGACCGATTTTCCGTCTACCGCGTGCTCGGGCAGCGCCCTGGCACGGACTTCGACAGCGGCCCGGAGGTGGCCCAGCCGAGCGCCGAGAGCAAGGACGCCAGCATCACGCGCTACCGGCCGCTGATCATCGTGGGCGAGCAGAGCCTGGACACGGCTACGGGACGCGAGCGCGCCCAGTGGGAGGCGACCATTCGCGCGGCGCGCGGCAGCTCGGTGCAGGTCACGGTGCAGGGCTGGACCCAGGGCGACGGATCGCTTTGGCGGCCTGGGCTGCTCGCTCACGTCACGAGCCCCTACTTGCGCCTGGACACGGAGCTGCTCATCGCGGGCGTGCGGCACACGCTTTCGGACGGCGGAACGCTTTCGGAGCTGGACCTGCGCAGGCCAGATGCCTACCAGCCCGGCCCGGAGAAGAAAAAAGAGAAGGACCCGCTGGAAGGCATCGCCGAGGAGAACATCCGTGGATAGCGGCCTGTCGCGCGTGCTCGCGCCGCTGTGGCGCCGCATCGAACTCATGCTCGCGCGCGGCGTCGTGCGCCTGGCCAAGGAAGGCAAGTGCCAATACCTGCAGCTTGATCTGCTGGCCGGCGAGACTCGCGACAAGGTGGAGCGCTTCGAGGAGTACGGATTCGCCAGTGCTTTGCTTCCAGGCTGCGAGGCGGCGGTCATGTTCGTGGGCGGCCATCGTGGGCACGGCATCGTCGTGGCCACGGCCGACCGGCGCTACAGGCCGAACGACCTGCAGGCCGGTGAGACGTGCCTCTACACTGACGAGGGCGACAGGATCACACTTCGCCGCGGCCGCGTGGTCGAGATCCAGGCCGGGGCCAAGGTCACGGTCACGGCTCCCGAGGTCGAGATAGTCGCGTCCACATCGGTCACCGTGGATTCGCCCACGGCTGTTTTCACCGGCGATGTGCAGTGCGCTTCGCTCGCGGCCAGCGGTGCTGTTGCCGACGGCACAGGCACCATGGACGCTATGCGCCAAGTGTTCAATGCGCACCAACACACGGCGGGCAGCACGACGACCAGCGCGCCCACGTCGCAGATGTAGGAGCCCGGCATGCGCGATTTTCTGCTGAGTTTTTCGACTTCCGGTGACCTGGCCCTGTCCTGCTGCGACTTGGCCACGGAAGACGGCTTGCGCACGGCGGTGACCGTAAGCCTGTTCACCGACCGCCGCGCCGACGCAAACGAACTGCCCGAGGGCGAGAGCGATCCGCGCGGCTGGTGGGGCGACGGCTTGGCCGAGGAGAGCGATGGTCCCATTGGCTCCAAGCTGTGGCTCATCGCCCGTGAAAAGCAGACCGAGGCCGTGCGCCAGAAGGCCGAGGAGTATACGCGCGAGGCCCTGGCCTGGCTGGTCGAGGATGGCCACGCCGAAGCGGTGAGCGTCTCGGCTTCGTGGCTTGAGCGTGGAGTGCTCGGCCTGGCCGTGGAGGTCCATGTCTCCGACGACTCGTTAACTTTCGACTTCGAGGTGTAGCAATGCCCTGGACCAGGCCCACGCTTCCCGAAATCTCCGGCCGCATCGAGTCGGACCTGTCCAGCCGTCTGCTGGGCGGGCAGGCGCTCTTGCGCCGCTCGGCCCTGGCCGTGCTCGCGCGTGCCGTGGCCGGTGCCGCGCACTCGCTGCACGGGTTCCAGGACTGGCTTTCGCGCCAGGTTCTGCCCGACACTGCCGAGGCCGAGCACCTGGAGCGCTGGGCGCGCATCTGGGGGCTTACGCGCAAGGCCGGCGCATTCGCGGCCGGGAGCGTGACCATGACCGGCATTGACGGCTCGACGGTCCCGGCCGGGACCGAGCTGCAGCGTTCCGACGGAGTACTCTACGAGACCCAGGCCGACGCGATAATCGCGGCAGGCACGGCCACGGCCCAGGTCGAAGCTGTGGAGCCCGGAGCGTCCGGGGATGCTGTTGCCGGCGTGGCGCTGTCCTTCTCGTCACCTGTCTCCGGCGTGCAGTCCTCGGCCACCGTGGCCACGGGCGGCATCGCGGGCGGCGCGGACGAGGAGACCGACGCGGAGCTGCGCGCCAGGCTCCTGGCCCGGCTGCGCCAGCCTCCGGCCGGTGGGGCCGCGCACGACTACGAGGCATGGGCGCTGGAGGTAAGCGGCGTCACGCGCGCCTGGGTGTTCGGCGGCCTGCTCGGGCCTGGCACGGTGAGCGTCTATGTCGTCAACGACAACGCGAGCCCGATCACTCCGCCGCAGGCTATGCTCGATGCCGTGTCCGCCTACATCGAGGAGCGCAGGCCCGTAACGGCCGAGGTGTACGTGCTTGCGCCGGTGCTGCTGGCCGTGGACATGACCATCAACCTGAGCCCCAACAGCGTAAGCGTGCGCGCCTCGGTCACGGCAGAGCTGCAGGCGCTCTTTGCGCGTACGGCCGAGGTGGGCGGGACGATCCTGCTCTCCCACATCCGCGAGGCCGTGAGCATCGCGGCCGGCGAGGTGGATCACGCCGTGGTGAGCCCATCTGGCAACGTCGTGGCCGGGGCCGGCCAGATCCCTGTCCTGGGCGTCCTGACCTTCGGAGACCTGTAAGCCATGTGCAGCGCAAGCGATTACGGCCGCATGCTCCTGGCGCTTCTGCCCCTGGGTCGCGCCTGGCCGCGCGAGCCGGGCACGATCCTGTCCAAACTGTGCACGGCGCTCGGTGAGGAGCTGGTCAGGGTCGAGGCATCGGCCTGGGGCCTGCTCGACGAGGCCGACCCGCAGACAACCGTGCGCCTGCTTCCTGAGTGGGAACGCGCCTGTGGCCTGCCGGACGCTTGCTCGCGCGCGTATGAGGTGCTCCAGGAGCGCCGGGCCGCCGTTCTGGCCAGGCTCACGGAGACAGGCGGGCAGTCGCTGTCCTACCTGCAGGAGCTGGCCTTGGAGTTCGGCTATCAGATCGAGATCATCGAGCACCGGCCATTTAGGGCGGGCCAAGGCACGGCCGGCGGCAGCCTGACCAACGCAGGTTGGGCGCACACGTTCACCGTGCGCGCGGTCGAAGCAACGATCACACATTTTCGCGCCGGGAAGTCGGCCGCAAGCGAGCCTCTGGCCATCTGGGGTAACGAGCGGCTGGAGTGCGCCATCAACCGGGCCAAGCCGGCTCAAGCAGTCGTCATCTACACCTACGGAGGATAAGCATGCATCGCATAGACCACGCAACGGCCCAGGGCGGCCTGTTCACCGAGGGCGACCCGCAGACCGCATTGCCGGCAACGGTAGTCACCGACGACTGGCTCAACTCCGTCCAGGAGGAGATCGTCAAGGTCGTTGTTGACGGCGGAGGCGCGGCCTTGAACAAGGCCGACAACGGCCAGCTCCTGGCCGCGATCCAGAAGATCGTCCAGGACAATCTGCTGCCGGCAGGAACGTGCGTGGATTGGTCGCTCGACACGCCACCCACGGGTTTTTTCGTGCGCAACGGGGCCAACTACGCACCGCTGGATTATGCGAATCTCTTCGCGGCAATCGGTTACCGCTACGGCCGCGTGGGCGACAATTTCTGTGTGCCCGATGATCGCGGCAAGGTGACCCGTTACACTGACCTCGGGCGCGGCATGGACCCGGATGCGGCCAGCCGCTTCATGCGCCGCACCTGCACAACGGCCAGCGGCAGCGCGGTCATCACGGCCATCAACGGCACGGTGCCGTTCGCCGTCGGCCAGGCTGTCTCTGGCCCCGGCATCCCTGCCGGCGCGACCATCGTGAACATCGACTCGGCCACGCAATTGACCATCTCGGCGGCTGCCACGGCTAGCGCAGCGGGTGTTGAGTTGCGGATTGTGGTGGGAGATGTGGTCGGTTCGGAGCAGGATGATGCGACTAAGACCCACTACCACGTGGACGGGTTGGCCTCGTCTGGCTCTGGGCTTAGCCGGTATGGGCACGAGGATACCGGAGCCCCAGCAGCACGATATGATGAGGAGACCTCTCTCTCCGCAAGTAACATAACGGTTGGCCACAAGACCTCCAGCGTTGGTGGCGCAGAAACCCGTGGCAAGAACACCTCCAAGCTGCCACTCATCAAATACTAGGAGCCAGTCGTGAGCGCATACATTACCGTCTACGGCTTCGACCAAATCACTCGCGAGTACCTCGGCCCGGCCCGCGCCTATGCCGACCCCAAGCAGCCCGACCGCTACGCCCTGCCGGCCAACTGCCGCGAGGATGCCCCGCCAGCGGCCCCGGAGAGGTATGCGGCCCGCGCGACGTCCACGGGCTGGGAGGTTGTCGAGGATCACAGGGGCGAGACCTGGTATCAGCCCGACACGCGCGAGGCCGTAAAGATCTCCGAGCTTGGCCCTGTGCCCGAGGGGCTTGTAGCCGAACTGCCGCCGCCGAGTCTGGAGGACGTGCGCAAGACCAAGCTGGTGGCCATCCTGTCCAGCGCCGACGCTGTCGGCCAAGTCATCTATGAGGGCTACAGCCGCCTGGAGCAGGATTCATGGCCCGAGCAGCGCGCCGACGCCCTGGCGCTCCTAGCCGATCCGGATGCGCCTGCGCCGCTCATTCGCGCCATGGCCCTGGCTCGCGGCATCTCCGAGACCGAGCTGCGCGACAAGGTCTTGGCCAACGTGGAGCGGGCGAGGACTATCTCGGCGGCAATCATGGGCCAACAGCAGGCCAGGGAGACGCTGGCCAAGGCAGCGCTCACGCTGGCCGGGCTGGAGGCCATCCCGGACACCCCCGAGAGCTACATCATCCCCGAGGTGTAGCGTGGCCGCCCGCGACTACTGCACTTGCTGGTGGGACGGCGACTGGTGGGAATGATGAGCCGAGCACGATCACCACTACGGGCGTAGTGGCAGCATATCCAGATCCGCAGCCGACCGGCGCATGCGCGAGTGCATCCGCGACCGGGGCCATCCATTGATGGCCTGGATCATGTGGGCTGGTGTGAGGCTGTGCGGGTGGGCGTGCTGGGAAGAGAAAACCGAACAGGCCCCGGCGTGAGTCGGGGCCTGTTCGGTTCAGAACGGCACAAGACTTTTGAAATCCTTGCACTCCACCGTGCCGATCCACTCGCGAGTTATGCTGTATGTCGGCGGCTTGCCAGACCACTGGCTCTTGGTAACGCGGTGCCTCTTGCGACACTCCCCGGACCATATCCGCTCTTGTTCCATAGAAAAGAGCGGAATCCAGAACTCAGGCTCGTAGGCGCAGATGTCGCATTGCAAGGCAGGCATAGGGCAGGGATAGCGCGAGACCTATTGCTTGTGAAGCCTTCTCCACATCCAAGTCTCCGTCGGCGTCTCTTCTGCCCACAACTTAAAACCCTCTCCTCCTGCGCCTGATCTTGAAGCCGCCTCCAGCCCCGGCGTGAGTCTGGCCTTTGATTCAGTTGAACCTGTGCGCTTTTTCTATAAACGCATGATCGTTGGGTATGATTATGCCAAGTCAGGAAGATAAAAGGTTAATTCCATGACTTTCTTTTTGTGAAGCCACGTGTTCAAAGAAAACCCGCAGAGCCTTTTTCACGTACTGAGTTCCGTAGTAATTAACGTGATCATCGTCATGGTAGAGAACTGCCTCGCTATTTGAAAAAAAGGCTTGATCGTTCTTTTGGAACAATATGTGCGTCGGAATAAGATGTAAGTTTGGGTGGTTTATATCATTAACAACATTCCGAAGCGTTTGAGATCTCGCAGTATTGTATGAGAGAGGTGATGAGTAGATGCTTTTAGACAAGGCGTAATCAATGCTTCTGTAAGGATGTTCAGGAACTTGCTCAAGAATATACACAACTGCATCGTTGTTAAGCAGCTCTCTCAGGGTATGCGTTAATGCTGCGCTGAAGACTTTTTCTGGGACATCATTGTCTTGTGTTCCATTGTAAGACATTGGAACATAGCTTGTATCGTATCCAGTTCTGTGTGCGTAGTAGTTCCATCTGCAAATAAACAGGATATTTTTTATCTTTTGTCGTCTGATATAGTCCTGAACGCTACTCGCAAAGGCAGAGTGTTGCTGAAAATTTGCCGTTGTCTGGTATTCTGGCGTAATGAGAGTTCCGCTTGACGTTGCTACCATGCCGCCCAGGCTGAATTCTTCTGCCAAACTCGCTAGGGCAGGGATAAGGACGCTAGCGTGGCTATCTCCGGTAATTAAAAAATCAATATCTTTACTCCCAATATGCAAAAGGTCGTTGTTATCAATTTCTGTTGAGGTTCTTTCCGCCGAAGCGGTATGCAGACTATCTCTAGGCTCTAATCTAGATACGTAATGCCTGTTGCTGGCTACTCCATATACGCTAAAGAATAGGATGATTAGGCAGGCTGGGGCAATTAACTTGGATAAATGATTCAAATTAATTTGCGCCTGACGGAAAGGTTGTTCAATGTATCTCCAAGAAAAATAGGATACAACTAGGCAAAGAATGGCAATGAGCACAGACATGGTGAGTGTAGGAGTCTTAAACTCAAGGAGTGTATTCAATGTGAGCAGTACGAATAAAGGCCAATGCCATAAGTATAAAGAATATGAGATTTTACCAATAAAGGTGAACGGCTTGGTTGAAAGGACAGATGTTACTATGCCGCCTCTCGTGAAAATTAAAATTGATGAGAATGCCACTACGACGGTATTCCATTTTCCAGTGCCACCAGGAGCCATGTAGAAGGATGTTGCAATTGCAGCTATTGATAATATTTCCACTGCGTGGAGGTATGGCTTCTTTATTGAAATTTCAGATCTGGAGAGAATGAGAGCCACTAGAGAGCCGGATAGCAGTTCCCATGCTCGTGCTGGTAGAAAGTAGAAAGAGAAGTTTGTGTTTGTATTATTAGTCTTAATGCATAAGAGCCATGATAGAAAGGATAAGGCGGTTAAAGCTAAGATGGTTTTTAACCAAGAGAGCTTCCACTTGGCTGCCAATATAAACAGAAGCATTGGTAAGATGATATAGAATTGCTCTTCTATGCCCAGAGACCATGTATGGAGGAGTGGCTTAAGTTCGCTGTCTACGTCGAAGTATCCGCTTTGATAATAAAAAGTAATGTTTGAAACAGATGCAATTGCAGCTATGGAGGATTTTATAAAATCGTAAAAAAAGTTAAGGGGCAAAACAAAACATGAAATTATTGAGGTAGTAGCCAGCATAGTGAATAGCGCTGGTAGTATTCGTTTTGCTCTTCTTATGTAAAAATTGGTAAAAGAAAAAGATCCAGTAGAATTAATTTCTTTTAGTATAATGGATGTAATGAGATACCCAGAGATCACAAAAAAAATATCGACACCAAGATAGCCGCCTTTCAAGGGCATTAGCTTCAGATGAAAAAAAATGACGCTTAGGACGGCTATTGCTCGCAATCCATCAATCTCTGGCCTGTATTTCATATTGCTTCCCAGGTTGTGGCTTTTACTTATGGTTTGCAGACACCACACGGCGTGTAACCAGCACGTATAGCCGCCTCCCTGCTGGCGAAGCTCTCCGTGCAGTTCTTGCAATCGTAGTGCTTGCACCCAGGCGCGTGGAATACATGGCTGCTGGTGTTTCCTCGGTAGGATGCCGCAGCCTCCTTCTTCGGCTCCGCTGGCCTTCCGCCCTCTCTCTGTTCCCGGCGCCACTCCCATGGCGCTTGTGGGTTCTTGTCCTGCCATATGCCCACGCGCTTTGCCCGGGCCTGCTGCTCCAACTGCTCCCATGCGCGGCACTCAGTCGTCCGGCAGTAATCCTGATAGACCCATGCCCAACCATTGGCGACGAGCTCGGCATTCAGCACACGGCCATCGGCCAGGGTGACGCGACCAACGAGTCGGCCATAGCGGTCCACGTCCATCTCCTGGACGTCGACGGTCTGCAGTGCGGCGATGCTTTTGGTGTAGTCGGCGGCTTGTCTGCCCCTGGCTTGGCGCTTCTCCGGCGTATCCACGCCGAAGAGACGGACGCGCACCTGGCGCTTATCCTCGGTGAGGACAATGATGGTGTCGCCGTCGCTGATCTTAATGACCTTGGCGGGGAAGGCGAAGGCGAGGACTGGCCAGAGGAGAAGAAAAAGCAGAAGGATGTATCGCATGGGCGGGGTGTAGCGCGCAGGATTGAGAAGGGCAACTACCTCTTGAGCACATGCTGTATTCGTCGCTATGGAAGGCATCAATGAAGCCAAACGGAGATGAGCATGGCCAGAATCAAACGTACCGGGTCATTATCAGGAGCAGCGGGTTCAATGTCGAGGTACTCTAGGAGCATGAGTTTGAGGAAAATGACTGATCGGATCCTGTCTAGGAGATGGTCCAGGCCTTTTTCATCAGAACGGCATCAGCGTTTCAAAGTTCCTGCATGCGTTCGGCTTCCCCACCGCCCGCTCTAAGGAGTATAGCGCCGGCCGCCCTGGCGGGAGATAGATTTGTGCACCAGATACCCACGGCCGCACCGTCCTTGCCATGCGCGCTCCCGATCGGTGCAGACCATGGGGACCAGCATTCCGGCTCATAATGGCAAAGGTCGCATTGTGGATCTGGCATGTGCAAGCGGCTTGATCACCACATGTCCCGATAGTGCCATCCATCTTCCTTGATGGTATACCTTCGACTTTCCGCCTGGGTATCACCGACTTGGAAGCTGACGTAAAAGAGCTTTATATCAGCAAGCTTGGCGGCATTTTTCATATCCCGGAATATCTGCATTCTAATGTCGTGGAGCTTCATGTCTGGGAACTGCTTTCTCCAGAGCGTCTGCTCTGCGGATGATTTATCCCAGCCACATTCCTCAAGAAACTTGTAAAAGCCATTACGCTCTGCGGTTCCCGTATCCGGCAGAGTCAGTGCAACCATCACCCATCCGTCCATGGTGTAGGCTCTCCTATGTTTGCTAGTACTTGGAGCAGTCGCTAGGCGACCAAGGCCAGGTGTCGCTTTTGACTCGGTTGTTGTGCCAGTGCATGGCCTGTAGGTTCCAAATATCATCTGTGCCGCCGTGGAAGACCGGTTTGATATGGTCGATCTCCCAGCCCATCTCCGAGTAGTCGCCATAGAGGTCCCGCCGGATGAGCTTGCCGCACGGATCCAGGCGGTACATCTCAGGGTCGTGATTGGGCGAACGGTTGGCATTGAGCCAGACCCGGGCGATGGTGTCGGGCAGGAATGGGCCGCCAGATTTCGATGTACCGAGCTTTCCGGGCGAAGAGTCATAGAGCCAGTTGTCGCTCATCAATCCTGACATGGCGTTCTCTCCTGTGCTTCGATGCCGAACAGTGTTGACTAGATCGCCTTGACCGGATCTTCGCTAACGTCCTGCCTCCTGGCCTTGGTCGGAGTGGCGCCGTCCATTCGATCCAGGCGGTCTGCGATGCGCTTCAGGGTCGTGTCGATGGAGTTGAGCTTCCAATACCAGCAGATGAGCTCGCGACAGACGAGAAAGATGATCAAGAGAAAGGCTAGGCTGAGAAGAGCTTCGAAGCCGCCGATCCCGAACATGATGCGCCTCCGTTTCGTTGCGGTTCTGTAAGCAGCTACTCAACTCCTGGACGCATCAAAACTTCTGCAGCACCCACACGACCCGGCCCACGATCAGGTGCTCGCCATCTGCGATGGACAGTCGCATGTCAGGGTGTGTCGGGTTGACGGAGTGCAGTACGTACTCGCCGGCGGATGGGTCGAGGAAAAGCTGCTTAACCCTTAAGCCCTCGTGCGGGATGAATACGGCGTAGATATCCCCGCTCACGAGTTCCCGGTCCTGCGCATCAACGCCGACGAAAGCGTCGCGGCTGATGAGCGGCTCCATGGATTTGCCCTTGATGCGCAGGCCGAAGACGCCGGGCTTGTAGTAGTCCGGCGGAATGCACACCGAGGCAATGGCTTCCGGCTCCCAGCGCATGCTCGCCGGTCCGGCCCCGGCCTCGGCGTGCACGTCGATGAGATAGCCGAGATCCACCTCACCAGTCCCGCGCACCACTTCCGCCCGCCGCACGTGGCCGTTATGCCCCAAGGTTGTGATCTGATAGGTCGGCCCGGCCGCCACGTCCTTCCCGCCTAGGAACATCGGACCATCGCCAGTCAAGAGCCAATTGGCATTAATGCCGTAAACTAGAATCCACTTCGCGATTACGTCTTGAGAAGGCTGACTTTGAGCGTTCAGGTATGCGGTCAAAGTCGGTTGAGCAACTTCACCAGCTTGCGCGAAGGCCTTCTTCTCAAGCCCAAGCTTGTCGATAACAAGCTGTAGACGCTGGCTAAATGGGAGTAGCGATTGTCGCACTTCTAGTTTTGAAGATTTGCTAGACAAAATTTAAGTTTCCGCTTGATAGACTTCTAGTTTTCGTTTACCCATCAACTCATGGGCACCGTGGACACGTCAATGGACGACGAAAGAACGGTAAACCTTACGCAACCATCGGAAAGAAGATGAGCAATACGTTTTGTGTACTGGTAAACGGAACGGAACCACCACGTCAAGAACAGCTTGAGACCTGGTTCCGTCTGAACCGCATCACCAAAACCGAGGCCGCACGGAAGATTGGCATGTCAAAGCAGCTCTTCCACATGGTCATCAGTGGTGAGCGCATGACCGAGGATCGCCACAGGCTGTGCACCGAGGTGCTGGAGATTCCTGCTCACATTCTTCCTGATCCGCGCGAGTTGAAGCGTCCAGGCCCGAAGGCCAAGTCGGAAAGTCACGGCGACGCGGCATAGATAGGAACGACCCGGACCGCATACGTCCAGAGCCTTGCCCCTGCAAGGTGAACAAATACCAGGAGATTCCCCATGGCAGACAGGAACAAGAGCATAGACGGCGACGCCGTGTTGCCCGAGCTGATGCACCTCATGGACGTGCGTGCCTTGCTGGCCTTCGGCCGGCTCGATTTTGCCACTGCCATGATGCAGGCCGACCGCGAATCCAAGGCAACCAGAGCCGAGCTGGCCGACGCCATCAAGGTGGACAAGTCAACCCTCGACCGCTCGTTTTCTTTCAACGTTGACGACGCGCCGTACTTTATTCGCGCCGACAAGCTGCCCGAGCTGGCCGTGGCCATGAAGACCGATGCCGTGCTGCGCTGGCTCGTGGGCCGATGGTTGTACCTGCTGTCCACTGGCGGCGTGAGCAAGCGCAGGCCGGTCAACGTGCTGAGCCTCTACCATCGCCTGGCCGAGGTCGCGCGCGAGTACGGCGACCTGGCTGGCAAGCTCCATGAGTACACGGCCGAGGACAGTTCGGGCGGGGAGCACCTGACCAAGTCCGAGTTGGTGCGCCTGGACAAAGAGGCCGGAGATCTCGTGACGCACTCGCTGGAGATCAAGCGCAGCATCCGCCTGCTTATCGGCGAGCTGGTGGCCGAGGGGCGGGAATAGCCATGCGCGCCGAACAGAAGCTGACCCTGCTGCGCATGGCCGAGCGGGCTGTGCGTGTGAATGGCGAGCCGGTGGACGTGGCCCAGGTGGAGAAGGTCTTCCTGCGCTACTGCAGCCTGATCGGCAGCCAGCCCGGCAGCGAGGAAGAGAGCGAAGAGTTCACGGCCTGGACGCAACGGCTGGAGGTCCATCCCCGCGCACGCACGCAGGCCAAGGACCTCTATGCGGCGTTCGTCGGCTTCTGCCGCGAGCTGGGCCAGCAGCCCGCGACCATGCACGCCTGGGGGCGCTGGATGCGCGCCCGCGGCTACCCGATCGTTAGCCCGATCAACAAGGTCAACTACGGCGTGCGGCTGGCCGGGGGCGAGGGCTAGGCCGTGCAGGGACATGTAGCGCGCATAGTCTGCACGGTCGCAGTGTCCCGCGCCCGCAGCAATGGTAAAACGCCAGCAGCCATACGGATTGGACTGCCGGCAGGACGAGCGCAGACCATCGGTTAGCCGGGCACGCCCATCAGGGCGAGCTGCTCGGCTTTTTTTGCGGCCTAGGCTTGTAGGTGGAAACCCTACTACCCAAAGAGGCAGTCCGACATGGCAGAGCAGTTGTTTGTGACGCGACACGCGCATCGACGCATGGACGAGAGGGGCATCGGGATGCCGACGCTGCAGGCCGTGCTCCGGCACGGAGAAATGTACTGGTCGCACGAGAGTCACGGCCTGCGCGTGGTCTGTGAGCTGCTGGGATTTCGGGCCGTGATCGACCCGCTGGGCGGTGCGATCATCACCGTTTTCGAGAGGAGGGCATCATGAGCGGCAATAGCGATTTGATACGGGCCAGGCTGTCGCAGGCTCAGGAGCACCTGGAGCAGGCCGGCCAGGATCGGAGCGAGTTGGAGCGGGCCAAGTACAGACACAAGATTTCGGAATTGCGCGCCTCGGTAATGGAGCTGAGTGCGCATCCACAGGCCAGCAACTCCGACCGGCTGCTGCTCCGGTCGCTGCAGTCGACCCTGGGTCGGCTGGGTAACAACTACCCGTTGACCTCGCACGGCCGGCAGACGCTGCGGCGCGTGGAGCGCCGCGAGAGCTGCGCCACGCGCATCGAGCGGGGGTGTCCCAATGATTAGGCAACGGATTCTGGCTGCGGCGTGCCTGTTGGCCCTGGTGCTGTTGCTGGGGATTGTGTCCGTCATCGAGGGGAGGCTCTAGCCGTGCACCTGACCTACGCTCCCCACATCGTCCAGGCCTGTGACGGCGCGATGTACGGCTGTATGTGCTGTCACGAGACGCTCGCCCTTGGGCCGGTGATCTTGGCCAGGGACCTGGCCGCCAAACTGCGCGCATTCCTGGCCGAGCACACGGATTGCCCGGCACGTAAGGCTGCCAAGGCTGAGCAGCGCAAGATCGCCCGGGAGATGCGGCAGGCCAAGCCACGCACGCCTCGGCAGCCCAAGCAGCGCGAGCGGCGATTTGCCTCCCTAAATGACCTGCTGGCCGACACGATCAAGCAGATCGCGCCCGAGGCCGAGGGTGGCCGGATCAGGATCGGCCACCTGACCGAGCGTTACAACGCCCGCGCCCAGGAGCACGGCTGGCAGCCGATCAGGGCCGTTCAGGTCGCCGCGCGGCTGCGGCGCTGGCGCCTACGTGTGTCGGCCGTGAGCTACCCGGTCCAGGGCGGCCGGGGCAAGTGCCTGTTGGTTGGAAATACTGAGTTCCGGCGGTTTGCCGGAGTGAAGGAGTAGGCCGTGGAACGTATTCTCTTGGCGGGGATCTGCGAGGGCGGGCACGCCTACTCTCTGGCCGACATAGTGGAGGAGGCTGATCAGCCCTGTCCGCTGTGCGGCAAGAAGCTGTTCTACTTCTGCGCAGGTGACCACCTTGCCGAACTGCACAAGGACAGCGAGATGCTGGACAGGATCAAGGCCTCGTCTGTGTGGGCTCGCGTGCAGGATGAACTGGATGAGGTGGAAGCATGAACCGCACCGGCATCCCATATCTCGACTACACCTGGAACCCGATCACCGGCTGCTCCAAGTGCTCACCGGCCTGCGACAACTGTTGGGCCGAGAAGATGGCCAAGCGGTTGGCCGGACGGGTCGGGTATCCGAAGGACAAACCTTTTTCCGCTACGTTCCATCCTGACCGGCTGATCGAGCCGATGCAGCTGCAGAAGCCATCCAGGATCGGCGTCACGTTCATGGGCGACCTGTTTCACGAGGACGTGCCAGGCGCATGGCTGCACCAGGTGTTTGCCTACATGAGCCTGTGCCCGCAGCATACTTTCCTGGTGCTCACCAAGCGCCCGCAACGGATGCACGAGTACCTGACGGCGCTTGCCGACGAAGAGAGCTGGAAGCGGACCCTGGGCTTGAAATGGATCAACGGCTGGCCGCTCCGCAACGTCTGGCTCGGCACATCCATCTGGGATCAACCCTCGGCCAAGCGCAACATCCCGCCCCTGCTTGCCACTCCCGCGGCCGTGCGCTGGGTGAGCTACGAGCCGGCGCTGGGGCCGGTGAATTTGGAAGCAATCTGCGGAGCGCTGCCGGAAGGCTCGATCACTTGTCACTACGGGAGGGCACATGCTCGCCGGGAGTGTGACTGTGCGTTCGGCTTGGACTGGGTTGTTTGCGGCGGTGAGTCTGGGCCAGGCGCGCGGCCGATGCATCCTGATTGGGCACGGAAGCTCTCGGAGCATTGCCGACGCTATCGAGTCCCGTTCTGGTTCAAGCAGTGGGGTGAGTGGTGCCCTGCCGAGAGCCTGTATGAGGCCGCTACGCTCCAGAACGGGGCGCGCGCATCTAATCAGGTCGTATGCGACTCCAACGGCCAACATTACCTGAAGGACGATCCCAAGGGCCACTGGTTCGATGATTCCTACTATTCCGAGCGCGTCGGCACCAAGGTCGCCGGCAACGCACTCAACGGCGAGATCATCGAGCAGCTGCCGGAGGTGGCCAATGGTCGCGTATAGCTTCAAGTCCCGCTTCTCCGAGGCCGTGGAGTCCGGCCGCAAGCGGCAGACCATCCGCGCGCTGGGCAAGCGTCGGCACGCCCGCCAGGGCGAGGCCGTGCAGCTCTACACCGGCATGCGCACGCGGTATTGCCGCAAGCTCGTGACGCCTGATCCTGTGTGCGTCTCCAGCCTGCCCATCTACATGGACCAAGACATGGACGGCCGCTTGGTCGTTGTCCTGGCCGGCAGCCGCGTGGACGACCTGGAAGGCCTGGCCAAGGCGGACGGCTTCCACGATGCGGTGGAGTTCCGCGAATTTTTCGAGCGCAACCACGAGCTGCCCTTCGAGGGGCGGCTGATCCGGTGGAAGGCCTAGCCGATGAGCGTCTCCGCTTCCGTTCGCCAGCAGCTCGCGGCGCTGGACCTCGTGCGCACGATTTTCAAGGCGATGCGCGAGGGGCACGCCGACCTGGGCGGCATTCCCGATGACGTGCGCCTGGCGCTGGCCGATGTGGGGCGCACGCGCCGGGCGGTCAAGCGGGTGCTCGTCCCTGGCCGGCGGGCAGTGTTCGGGCCTGGCCAGTACGGCGACTACATGGAGCGGCTCGGCAAGCTGCGCGACGAGATCGATGCGTGGTTCGATCAAGAGCAGGCCAAGGACGCGCGGGCCTACGTGTACGCGCTCCTGGCCCTTGCCGCCCGCCAACGCGGGCTGATCCGGCCTGGCAACCGTGGCCACGCCGAATGGGGCGAGCTGGAGGCCGCGCTGGCCTGGCTCGCCGCGACGCTCGATCCGGACCTGGAGGCGCGGGAGTCCATGGATTTGGGCGGGAAGCTTGGGGACAAGTGGCGGGAAGCGATTGGAGGGGTGAGGTAGTGGCGACGAAAGCAGGACATCACTACGGCGGCAAGCCGGTCACGCCAGAGGCGCAGGAGCAGTTGCGCATGCTGCGCGAGCTGCCGCTCGAAGCGAAGATCGAGAGGAGCCTGCAGGTTATCTCGTGCTGGTACGAGGCCTGGGACGGCAAGGTCGCGGTGTCCTACTCCGGCGGCAAGGACTCCGAGCTGGTGCGCTGGCTCGTGGGTCAGGTGTTCAAGGACGTGCCTGCCGTGTGCGTGAACACCGGCCTGGAGTATCCCGAGGTCCTGCGCCGCGCTCGTGAGTCAGGCGCGATCATGCTCCGACCCAAGATGCCGTTCCACAAGGTGATTCAGGATTACGGCTGGCCGCTTATCTCCAAGCGCGTGGCGCGCGGCATCAACATCCTGCGCAACCCGACCAGCGCGAACGCGAATGTTTATCGACTCTACGACGAGGGCATCAACCGTTTTGGCGAGCCGGTGGCGCGCTTCCGCGTGCCGAACCGATGGCGCTTCCTGGTCACGGCTCCGTTTCCCGTCTCGGACGAATGCTGCAACCTGATGAAGAAGGCCCCGATCAAGCCGTGGCAGCGCGAGACGGGCCGCATGCCGATCCTGGGCATCGTGGCCAGCGATAGCGACGCACGAGAGAAGAACTACTTGCAGCACGGTTGCAACGCCTACGACCTGAAGAACCCGCGCTCGACGCCGCTTGGCTTCTGGACCGAGCAGGACGTGCTCGCCTGCATCCGTAAGTACAAGATCCAGATCGCCAATGTGTATGGAGATATCGTCGAGGACGAATCCGGCCAGCTCAGCACGACCGGCGTCCGCAATACAGGCTGCGTCTTCTGTGGCTTTGGCCTGCACATGGACGAGACGCCAACGCGCTTCCAGCGCATGGCCGAGACGCACCCGCGACTGTGGGAGTTCTGCATGCACAAGCTCGGAATGCTCCAGGTGCTCGACTACTGCCGCGCGCACGTGCCCTCGGCGGCCGTGTCCGAGCGGTTTAATCCGTGGCCGGCCCAGGTCAAGGCAGAGCAGTGCTCGCTGCTGGGGGTGTGTGCGTGAGTATAGGCGCGATCTCACAACACGACCTCCTGGAGCGCCGCTGGTCGCGCGACGAGCTATGCAGGTTGTCTGGCGAGGAATTCGCGGCCATTGCCGAGTCGCGCGGGTTCTGTCCGGTGTATTCGCGCGGGTACCCCTACATGATGTACGGGCGTGTGGCCGAGTATGTGCCTGGCGATGAGGCGCAGCCGGTGTCGCGGGACAAGGTCTACCATGGCCTGCTCATGGAGCACGAGTATCCGATCGCGCGCATCCTGGTGATTGCCCGTGCGCGGGGCATTAACTGCGAGGGAAAGAACCGTCGGGAGCTGTGCAGGGCCATAGTGGACGAGCAGTACGCCCATTACGGCGACCCAGCCGAGGAGGCCAGGGCGCGTCTCGACCTGGCCCTGGCCGATCTGCCCGACCCCGTGCGTAAGGCCGGAGTGGAGCCTGTGGGCAAGCGGGCGTTCTACGAGAGGTTATTAGATGCCCTAGCCAACTGGGATACGGCGCGGGCCACGCTGCGCGGATGGGAGAGGACAGGGGCTTCCGATGCCCAGATACGGGAGTGGCTCGGCTACCAGTGGGGGCTCGGAGGGGGCAGTTCGGGGCCTGGGCTAATCGGGGAGCACCACATCGGCGGCGACAATCCCCGCTTTGGAGTTGGCGGCTCCGGATACCTTCCCGAGCGGGCCAATGCGCACCTGCGGGGCCTGCCCCTTTTCACCGCCGTGAGGGTGTTATTCCGCATCAGTAAGCCAGGCGAGGCGCAAGTGGTCCAGAAGCTGGTGCAGGGCAGCCTGCTGGAGATGTGCGCATGAGCGGTTTCGTCGGCGCTCATTTGTTCCGGCTAGGTGAGCCCGTGCGCAGCTTCCCGGCCGCGTTCCGCATCGAGGGCGGCAAGATCGTGAGCACGGCTCAGGCCAAAGCGCGCGGGGACTGCGTGGGCTGCGGTTTTCGGCCGGTATTCCGAGAGGGTTTTGGCGACTGCCGCTTCCTGGGCGAGGTCGTGCTCGTCGACCGCAAATACGTGGACTGCATCGGCCAGCGGATTACGGCCTGTGTCTACCGCCAGGACGCTGGAGATCCGGATCTGGCCGCGCGCCAGGCGCTGGAGACCTCGGTGCGGGGCACGGTCGTGGCTTTCGTCAGGCGGCCAGCATCACTCGATTCGGACGTCTCCGGAGGGGGAGCCGGCGCGGCGACAACCGGCACAGGGCCGGCCAAGTCGCCCACGCGCGTACCTGCCGGCTCACCCTCCAGGGCCATCCGCTTCGAGCAAGGGAGTTTGCTGTGAGTGACAATCGCGCCCGGGCAATCCGGGACCAAGAAGAGCAAGCCAGGGACGAGGCCGTAAGTCTGTTCGCCGAGCTTGGCGAGCAGCTCGGGGCCCACGGTGAGCAGCTGCCCGAGCCGGTCGTAGTGCTGGGGCTGGTCAGGAGGCTGGAGAAGGAACTGTCGTGCCTGTTGGGCATGAAGACCAAGGAGAGGATTTGATGCGGCTGGTGATCATGCAGGGCCTGCCTGGCAGCGGCAAGAGTCGCGTCGTGGCCAGGGATTACAAAGGCCTCCAGGTCGTGTGCCTGGACGACATCCGCCTGGCGCTCGGCCAAGTGTTCAACCCGGCGACCGAGACCATGGTCCTGGCCATCGCCGAGGCCTCGGTGCGCTCGCACCTCATCGGCGGCCGGGACGTGGTCGTGGACGACACGCACACGAGCGCCAGGAACGTCATGCGCTGGGTGCGCATGGGCCGTGAACACGCAGCGGGAGTTGTCCTGCACCGCATCGTCTGCGACCTGGAAGTGTGCGTGCGCAGGCGGGCGGGTACGGCCGTTACCCGCGAGCACATAGAGCGGATGGACCGCAATCTCATGCTGGAGCGTGTCACTCGGGACGTATTTGACCTCGTGATCGAGGAGGAAGGTTAGATGGCCAAGAATCGCGTTGACTGCCCGGCGTTCCAGGGTTGCGAGATGCCTGACTGCGACAGATGTCCTTACGAGCAGGGCCTCGTGTTCGTCGTGCTCGCGCAGATCCGCGAGGCGACCGGGGCCATGGACGCCGACCTAGCCGACTTGCCTGAGGTGGTGCGCGGGTTCGTCGAAGGTGGCGTAGCCGAGGCCAAGGCGCACGGCAAGGCTCTCGCCGAGATCGGCGCTGAGAAGATGCGCTCCGGTGCCATGGCCGACGCGCTGGAGCAGATCAAGGCGGACTGTAGTCGGCCGGAGTGCGTCCAGTTGGCGACGTTGGCCCTGGAGTCCGAGCCGATGAAGCTGTTCAATGAATGGTCGGCCATGCGCCGGGGAATCAAAAAGCTGTTGGATAATCTGGAGCCCAAGCGGCCCGGACAGGCATACGAGGAGTGGCCGGAGCTGGACGAACTGGCCCGACTGGTCGGGCGGGAGGTGTAGCCATGAAAGACTCGGAGGAAGTAATGAAAGGTCCCATCGTACAGTTGATCATGCTGGCCGCGATCAACGCCGGTTACTGGCTGAAGCTGGAGTGGGTCGTGGTGTTCTCCACCGCATATGCCTGGTTCGTGTTGATCCTGCTCGGGTTGTCGCTGCTCCTTATGTTCAACACGGAACTGGCGGCCAAGCAGTTCACGAATAAGCCCTGGCCGCGCTGGATTTCGCTGCCTGTAGCCGTCTGGTTCGCGGCCATGCTCGTGATCGTGGGCAGTCCCGTCGCCGGCGGCCTGTGGTTCCTGACCATCTTCATCGGGCCGGTCATGCGTGAAGCGGCCGAGCGGGCAAGGGCCAAGCTGTCGGGGGCCGCGTCATGAGCGTCGCCATCGAGATCCTTTTCTATGTCGCGCTGGCCGGCCTGGGCTGCTGGTTGCTGTGGAGAGAGATCCGCAAGTTCTGGAGGAGGGGCTAGGCGTGAGCGTTGTTGAGCGCATGCGCGAGGCATTGGGTGAGGAGATGACCCCTAAGCAAGTAGCCGAGGTGTTCGGTGTTGATGTCCGTACCGTTCGCCGCTATCCCCACCTCTACGGGGGTGTCGCCGTTACTCCGGGACGCCAGAAGTTCTTTGAAAAAAGAATATTGGAGCGATTGGATGCCGAGTCTGGTGTTGAAGAGAGGCAAGCGACGCTGGCGCGCGTCCGTAATGGTGGACGGCCAGTGCAGAAAGAAGTGGTTCACGGACGACAGCAAGGACAGTCAACGCGCTGCCGCAACGTGGGAAGCCGAGGCCAAGGCGCAGCTCAAGCGGGAGTGCAGCCAAGCAAGCACGGCCTGCCCAAGCCTGTATGAATGGGGCGAAAGGTACATGGACCACGTGAGCACGTACAAGGCCGAGAAGACCTACGTGGAGAAGCGCATCGAGCTGCACAAGTTCCTGGGGGCCGTGCCGAAGGGCATAGCCGCGGCGAACTACTCCTCGGTGCCGGCGGACGTGTTTGGGGCGGCTCGGGGCGAGGCTGAGGCCTATCTGCAAGAGCAGGCCAAGAGTCGCTCGCCCAACGCGGCGAACAAGGCGCGCAAGAACCTGGCCGCCGGCTGGGATTGGGCGCGCAAGCACTTGCCGGGCTGGCCGATGGTCGAGAATCCGTTCCGCCTGGTGGAGCGGGTGCCGGAGGTGCGCATGCCGCGCTATGTGCCGCCGCGCGAGCACGTGGAGGCCGTGGACGAATACCTGCGCCGGGAGTGCGCCTCGGGCGATCCGGCGCGGGTGCAGGACTGGGTCATGTTCGGCGTGTTCCGCTGGCTGATGGCCCGCAAGGGCGAGGTACACAGGATGTCGCCGGCTGACGTGAATCTGGTGGGCGGCATGGTGCGGCTGTGGAGCCGCAAGACGCGCACGGGCGACATGGAGGGCAAGTGGGTGCCCATGATCCAGCCTCTGCGCGAGAGGATGCTGCTGTGGGACCGGGAGCGGCCGATCAAGGACAAGCAGAACCTGTTCCTGGTCTTGGACACGTTCAAGTTCTGCGAGGCGCACTACGGCAATCCGTTCACGTCGAGGCAGCATGTCATGGAGCGCTGGTGCGAGCGGGCCGGGGTCAAACCGGCTTTTGACCACCATAGCATCCGGCACCGTGGGGCCATCGACTTGTACGAGTCGGGCGCGAGGATCAGCACGATCCAGCGTATCCTGCGGCACGAGCGGCCGACGACGACGGAGCGGTATTTGGAGAGCCTGGGCGTTGACCTCGCGGCCACGCGCGAGGCTCTGGAGCGGACCTTCGGCGGGGGCAAGGTTATCCACCTGGCCCGTGTAGCGGAGGCAAAATGA